GGCTGCGGCGGGCGAGGCTATCGGCTATGTCACGAAAGCCTTCCAGGCCGCCGCTGCACACAAGAAGGCGTTGCTCGAAATTCAGAAGCAAATCAACGATCAGCAACTGCAATACAACGAACTCCTGCGGCAGGAACGCCTCGAAGCCCGCGACCTCGAAACGATCTTCGGGACGGACAAATATGCGAAGGCACGCCGTGCGCTCCTCGTCGCAAAGGATTGGGACGCGGACATCAAGAAGCGCATCAAAGGCGACCTCAAAACGCTTGCCGACTATCGCTTTTCTCTCGAAAAGAAAGAGCAATGGGCGGGCGGCCGCATCCTCTTCGACCCGAAGACCGAGGGCGACAACTACGGTCTGGGCATGATCAGCGTGAAGACGGGGCACGCCAAATCGGGCTTCTTCGGGCTCGGGAAAGGGCGGGACTTGTACAGCGGTATAACACAGCTCGCCGAATACAAAGACCTCGTCAAAGCCAACGGACATCTCAATCTCGAACTCGCCAAGAGCATTGCGGCGACCCGAGAGTTCGAAGGCGACGGCAAAAAGGCGTTCGAATCGCTGATCAAGGCGGAGGAGAACTACGAAGCCGCGCTCAAACAGATGGACGACTATCTCGGCGGCATCTTCGGCAACTACGCCACGGACATTATGGACGCCGTTGTCGACGCGTTCGAACGCGGTACAGACGCGGCCGAAGCTTTCGGCGACGTGACGAAGAAAGTCATGCGCAACGTGGTAAAAGACATGATGCAAGCGGCCATCCTTCAACCCGTCATTCAGAAGCAATCCGAGTTGGTAAAAAAAGCCTATGCGACGGGCGACGACAACGCGATTCTCCAGGCCGTAATTCAAGCAACAGAAGAGGTCAAGGGGGAACAGGAGCGTATGAAGGGCTTTATCGCAAAGGCCAATGAGGAGCTGAAGAAAAAAGGTTACGACCTCACCGCCGACAGCGCCGCCACTCGCGAAGCCTCGCAGAAGGGTATCGCCACCGCGTCGCAGGACTCCGTCGACGAACTCAACGGACGAATGACTGCCGTGCAAGGACACACCTACAACATCGCCGAGAACACCCGAATGCTCCTCGGGACAGCCAACGAGATCCTAAAGGGCGTGGTCGGCATCGAACGCAACACGGGCAACGTCCACGCGCGCCTTTCGGTCGTCGAGCAGCACTTGAAGTCCGTCAAAGACACCGTCGGCGACATCGCACTCAAAGGAATTAAAATCAAACAATGAACACGTTAGACTATTCAGGGCGGCTCTATTTCGGCGAGGTGGACTTGTGGGAAAACATCTACGCCTGCACAGCCTTCGGGGGCTTTAACGAGCTGATCGCCTTTCCGCCTTTGAAGCCCCCGCCTGCGAACGATTGGTACGAAGAGCGCGGTTTCGACCCCGATCTGTCCGCCCCCGTGCTCGACACACGCGAGGTGACGCTGCGACTCTCCGCCACCCACCCGGAGGACTACAGAAGCGCGCTTCAAACGCTCGCCGAAACGCCCGTTGTCGACGTGCGCGCCCCGAGCATCGGCCGTTCGTGGTCGTTGCGCTTCGTCGCCCCCACCGACAGCGCCCACTCGACGACATTCGGTATGAAATTCGCCGACGACACCCCGATGCAGGGTTACACGTACCAGCCCCCGGCGGCAGAGAAGGAGCGCGAGTGGATATTGAGCACCTCGCGGCGCGATAATTTCGTGATCACCGAAAGCCCGAAACGTTCCTTTGCCGACTACGGAGCACGCGTGCTCGGCGACGTGGACGACGAAATGGAACGACGCAACGAGGTGAAGACGGGATTACTCCGCAAGTTTGCGACAAAACCGGGGGCATTTTACGACGAAGCGGCCTTGTTTCGGGAAAAAGGCGGCGACCGTCAAGTGCAACTTCTGATGCGCGCCGACACCCTCGCCGAACTTTGGCGGAACTACGACGCGCTGCTCTTTGATCTCATCCGCCCCGGTGCGCGACGCTACTATATGGTGCCATTCTACTACAGTTCGTGCCGCGTCGACCACTTCATTCCCAACGAACCGCGGCCGTGGCTCCAATTCACCCTCACCCTTACTTTCTTCGAAGGCAGTACTCCCGATTCATACGACGCATTATGATCATCTACTCCCCCACGGGCGAAACACTCCTCGACGTGATGCCCGACGACAACTCCTATCGCCACCGCGCGATTATGGGCGACAACTCTCTTACGCTCTATTTTTCCCTTCCTCAGCACGTGGAAATCCCCGTCGGCGCTTATTGCGAGCACGACGGCGAGCGCTACACGCTGATGCACCCCGAGTCGCTCAAAATGCACCACACGCGGCATTTCGAATACACCGTCGAACTCGTGGCCGAGCAGGGGAAAATGTCGATCTGGAAGTTCCGCAACACCGTCGACGGGCGGTTGCGCTTCTCACTCACGGCCAAGCCCCACGAACACCTGCAAATGCTTGTCGACAACCTCAATCGCCGCGATTCGGGCTGGACACTCGGCGCCTGCATCGACAGCCCCGAGCGCGTAGTCAACTACGATCACGCCTTTTGCCGCGATGCCCTGGCGATGATCGCCAAGGAGTTCGGCACGGAGTATGAGATTGTGGGGAAACGCATCTCGCTCGGTGCCGTGGAACACGACCGCGCCAACGCCCTCCCGCTATCCTACGGCAAGGGCAACGGCTTTGTCTCGGGAGTGGCACGCACGAACAGCGAAGACAGCGTGCCGACGGAGATTCTCTACGTGCAAGGGGGCGAACGCAACATCGACCGCTCGAAGTACGGCGCGAGCACGCTGCATTTGCCAGTCGATGCCGCCATATCCTACGACGGCGCGCACTTCGAAGGCGAAGCGGGCTACGATGCCCGAAAGGCACGCCGCTACCGCACGGACGAAAAGGGCTTTGCCGTGCAACGTGCCGACCGCCCCCTTTCGTCGAAGGCCGAGGACAGCGTGGATTTGACCGACATTTATCCGAGCCGCGTCGGAACGGTGGCCGAGGTCATCACGGCGAACGAGAAAAACCACTTCTACGATTTCACCGACCCGACGATTCCCGATACGCTCGACTTCGAGAAGTGTTTGATTGCAGGTGAGAAGATGACCGTTATCTTCCAAAGCGGTATGCTTTCGGGGCGCGAGTTTGAAGTTAAATACGCCCACGCGGCATCGGGAAAGAAGGCGCGGCGCTTTGAAATCGTGCCGCAGGAGATCGACGGCATGACAATGCCCGGGGGCGTATTCGTTCCCCGCGTGGGCGACAAATACGCCGTCTTTCATTGCATGCTTCCCCAGGCCTACATCAACGACACCGCCACGCGTTCGGGGACGGAATGGGACTTGCTGCGCAAAGCGGTGAAACATCTGTACAGCCACGAAGACCCGAAGTTTTCATTCACCGGCACACTCGACGGCATTTGGGCGAAGCGCAACTGGGAGAACGTGGGCGGCCGCTTGAAGATCGGTGCGTTCATTCTCTTCTCCGACAAGCAGTTTCAACCCGAGGGCGTGGCCGTGCGCATTGTCGGCATCAAGGACTACATCAACACGCCGCACTCGCCCGAAATCGAACTCTCGAACGCGCCCGTGTCGTCTTCGTTCGGTACGACGTTGAAGGCGCTGGAGAGTGCGGCCGTGGCCGTCGAGGAGAAACACCGCGAAGTATTGCAATACAGCAAGCGCCGATTCCGCGACGCGCAGGAGACGGCCGAAATGATCGGGGCGGCGCTCTCCGATCGGTTCACTAATGCCATAAGCCCCGCGGCCGTGCAAACCATGTCGCTCCTCGTCGGCGACGAAAGTCTGCAATTCCGATTTGTGGGCAGCCGTACGAACCCGACGGCCGTTCCCCACGTCGTGACCTACAACGCGAAGACAAAGACGGTGAACGCGGCGAGCGGCATCTTGCAGCACCTCACTCTCGGCATTCGCACCGTGAGCGCCAAGCACAGTCCCTCGGAGTATCGCTTTTGGGACGTGGCGGCATTCACGAGCGGACGACTTGACGACGCGTCGAAGAAGTATTATCTCTATGTTCGCGCCCCCCGAAACGGCAACCGCGCGGAGTTTGTGCTGAAGGAATCGCCCGTGGGTTTTGAGAGTGACGCGGCAAATTATCATCTTTTGGTCGGGGTGCTCAACAGCGAGTATGACGGCGACCGCAGTTTTGCGCCTTTGTACGGATTTTCAGAGGTGCTCCCGGGGCGTATCACCACGGATCGTGTAGCCACGTCGGACGGCCGTTCGTTTTTCGATCTCGCGGCAGGTGAAATGCGGCTCGGCGATTCGTTGGTTTATCAAAACGGCCGCTTGTCACTTCGCGGCACGTTGGTACAGAACGAGGGCGGCGTCACTTCGCCGTTGGCTTGTTATCGCGGTGAATGGAATGCAACGACGACGTACTACAACGGCGACGAGGTGCGCAACACGGATGCGGAGGGCGTGGTTTCGACCTATCGTTACATCGGCGAGCGTTCCTCTTCGGGTGCTCCGCTCACAGACAAAACGAAGTGGACGATTTCAGCATCGGGGGTAAAGGGCAAGCAAGGCGACGCGGGACTTTCTGTGGGAGTGAATCTGCTCGACGGCACAAACTTCAACACGGGCACCCCGATTTATGCCTCACCGCGCAACCCGAAATGGCCGTCCGTGAAGGGGCTTGTGACGGTGTTGCCTGGCGGTAAGAACGGGGCGAATGTTGTTTGCGCAATGGGGCAACTCAACGTAATACGTGCAAGCATTCCCGGCGAAAAACTTACCGTGGGAAAGAACTACGTTGTCTCCTTTTGGTATCGTACTGACGGCAATCTGCACCTATGGGAGAATTACCCCGACAACGGATATCGCCTACGAACCAACCCCGAACGTCCCCCTCATTCTTCACCGGCTGAGTACAACGACGGGGCACTGCACCACAGTGTAGAGTGGAAACGTTACACGCAAGCGTTCACGTGGCACGGCACATCGCCGTATTGTGGAATCTATGTAGACCTAAACGACGCCGATAGCGGAAAGTGGATAGAAATTTGCGGTCTCAAAGTCGAAGAGGGCAACACGCCGACGACGTGGTGCTTATCGGAAAACGATAAAATAGGAACAGCGGGAACCGACGGCCGAGACGGGGAAAGCTATCACGCGAACCTGCTAGAGGATAGCGCATTCAAAAAAGGATTTGATCAGTGGAATCCAGAAGGACATTTGGGAGTCTTCGACGATACTCAAACAAGCCCGGTGCCGGGAACGCGCGTTGTGCGTTATGATACGGCAATGCTTGGAGACTTGCCGTTCGCTTCTATCGTTCAGAATGTCGCTGGAAGATTGCGACCAAACACAACCTACACTTTTAGCGCTTGGGTAAAAACAAGTCAAGGGCTCCAACGTGCGACCATTCTTTTTGCATTCAAGCCTATTGCGTCCTTAGACATTTCCTATCAGCACGACGGCGAGTGGGCGCGCTGCGCGTTTACATTCACGACGTTTCCAGAAAAAAACGACGACCAGAGCATTCGTCTTCGACTTAATAAGCAAGAGGGGGAAGCATCTGTGTGGTTCGCCGCTCCTAAGCTTGAGGTCGGAGACACGCCCACCGAATGGACACCGTCGGAGAACGACCGAAAGGGCGAAAAAGGCGACCCTGGCAAGAGCAGCTACACGCACGTGGCGTATTCCAACAGCCCAGACGGCAATCCGTGTACACTCGACCCAAAGGGCGAAAAATTCGCCTACCTCGGAACCTACACAGACGAGAACGAGGATGCATCGACAGACCCCGCGCGCTACGTTTGGGCAAAGGTGCAGGGCGAAAAGGGCGACAACGGACGCGGTGTGAGCCGCATGCGCGCTTTCTATATGCTGACCACCGAAAGGGACGCACCGCAGCCCGATACGTCCGAATGGACGGAAACCGCCCCGCAGCCCACGAAGGAGCGCCCGTGGCTTTGGAGCTACGAACGCTCGGAGTACACCGATGGGGGTCCAGACCAAACCGTGGTGCGACTGATTGGACATTACGGAAAGGACGGCACGAACGGCACGAGCATTCGGGCGCAATACAGCGCCGACGCGCAAACGTGGCACGACGATTTCGCCGCGGGCGATGTGTGGATGCGTACGGGCAACGGCACAACGTGGGGCGGTGCGCTGCGCGTGGTGGGCGAATCGGGAGCAGACGGCAAAAGCCCCGTTTATGATTTCGCCGCGTCCTCACAACTTGCCACCGCATCGAGTACGACCGCTCCGACTATTCGGGGAACGTGGCAAGACGCGCCCCCGACACTCCGCGACGGCGAGGTGCTTTGGTATCGGCTTACCGCGGCGAACGGCAAAATCACCTACGGCCGTTTGAGCGGAGAAAAGGGAAAGCCGGGCGACGCTGGGAGCACAAGCTACATACACATGGCTTATGCCAACAGCGACGACGGCAAGAAAGACTTCACCTTGGAAGAAGACCTCGGGCGAAACTCTGTAGAGGATTTCCGCTACTTCGGTATCTACTCCGATTTCGACGAGAGAGCAAGCCAGACCTACAGCGATTATACGTGGACGCAGCTACGAGGAGCGGATGGACTTGCGCCGAATACGAATCTTCTCGACGGCACGAACTTTGAAAGCCGTGTGCCATGGGCGACGTTCAACGTATCAGAAAGCTCTTTCTTGTTCAACGGAAAGCCTACCCAATTCGGGTACAGCCAACTTGCAGAGGGGCAATTCAAAGACCTACTCGTGCAAGAGATTACCTCCGTCTTGAAAGTGGGACAAACCTATACCTTCTCCGCGTGGATGCAAGCCCGTGGGACATTGACGTGGATATTCTCGGGAGTAGAGTTCGCCGAAGCCCCCAAAGTGAACGGCGTGCAAACGGGTAATACGAGCGGTGCGGGTAACATCCCCGAAAACAAGAAGTCGTGGGAGTACGAGAAAGTGACAGTTTCGTTCAAAGTGAAGACGATCACCTCCCCGAGACAGTACTTTTATATCCGTGCTTGGGGCGAATCTTCGTTGAACGTTGTAGACCCGAAGTTAGAAGTTGGAGCGATAGACACCCCGTGGTGTCCCTCAGTGGGGGATCTTCGTGCCGATTACCGCGAACTTCGATTTGCCGTGAACGGATCGCCCACGCAGCCACCTGCAATCTCTTCCGACAGACGAACGCCCGAGGGATGGAGTACCGTGCAGCCCGTTGTCGGAGTTGGGCAATACCTGTGGATGATCTCGGCCATGGTGAGCCGCTACGAAACGGCATTACTCGACCGCTGGAGCAGCCCGACACGCATAACCCCCGAGGACGGAAAGAACGGCCGCGACGGCGAAGCCCCGGCCATGGTGTATCGTGGCGTATGGGACGCGTCAAAAGAGTATTACGGCACGAAGCACCGCCGCGACGCAGTATTTCACAACGGGGCGTACTACATTGCGAGAACCGATGCAGGTATGTTCCGCGGTGTCGCTCCCACGGACAAATCGAAGTGGAACGACTTCGGCGCGAGTTTCGAGAGCGTAGCCACGCAGTTGTTACTCGCCGAGCACGCGAATATTGGACGCTGGATCTTGAGCAACGGCAATTTGGTTTCGGATTTAGACGACACGCGGACGCACATCAGATTGGACGCGCGGGATAATGAACTGTGGTTACATTCGGCTTATATTGAAGACAAGCCGAAAGGGGCTGAAAGTTCATTGTCGGACATCGTTCTCAAAGCGTCGTCGGGCGGTTTAGGAACGTCTGCAAGCTTTGTTTCATCGAGCCAAACGTACCATGCCGATACAACGCTAAGCTGGCAAGGCGTATCGGCCGACATTGACCACGTTCCCGACCCGAGTGCCCCCCTCGATCAAAGGCGCGAAGCAATTTCGGGACGAATGACACGCAGTGACAACGGAATTGCGGTCGGCGTTTCGGGAATTGCGATAAATCAAGGGGACGGCGAAGCGTTCGGCGGGTATTTCGTCAATCTTAAAGCCCTCGGCCTTATCGTTGGTTTGAAGCGTGTAGGCGAACAAAACAATAACGCCGTGTCGCTCAACTTGTCGGATACACGCGTCGTCGGGCTGCACGACAACTTCGTCGACGTCGACGTGCGTTTACCAGCGAAGGCTTCCGAAGGCCAAACAATCGTCTTCACACAAGTAGGGCGCGGCACGATGAAGATTCTCCCTCCCGTTGGAGAGTCGAACCACCGATTCGGTAACTACTCCGAGCGCATTCTTTCTGAGTGTAGCGTCAATCGAAGTAAAACTGTTCGCCTTACGCTCCTCCGAAACGTCAATATCGGGAACGAGCGTGGCATCAACCTTTGGATCGTAGAAGAATAACCCTCACAGAAACTAAATATGAAATGCGAAATGCAAGAAGTTTTAATCCGTTATGCTGAACAGCATATTTACTTACACATTGTCCTCATCACCCTTTGTGCCGCCGCGATTCTCGTTGCGATGGGCGTCGATCTCTTTTTCGGCATTCGCAAAGCACACGAACGCGGACAGCCCACGACATCGCGAGGACTGAAGATGACAAGCCGAAAGGCCGTGAAATATCTTGTCCCGTTCCTCGTCCTTACCCTAATCGACATTATCGGCACAGCGGTCTTTTCCGCTCCCTACCTTTCGATGGCGTGGGCTGGCTACTGCTTGCTCTGCGAGTTCAAGAGCGTACGCGAAAAGGCTTGGGAGAAAGAGGAAATCGACAAACAAAATCGAATCGTACAAACGACGATTGCGGAGGGCGATTTGGAGAAAGCGGCGAAGAAATTTGTAACGGCATTCTTAGAGGAAGCAGGGAAACAAGGCTTGCCCGTAAATTCACAAGATCATGTACCCGAAAACGCAAAACAATGACCATGAGCGACGTATCACACACCCAAAAGCCCGAAAACGTGGACACGAGAGAACAAAAAACAACAGATCGGGAGCCGTCGGTTGTCAAATCCGCAAGCACGGCCGTCGACCACCCCGCACACTATAACCACGGCGGGGGAGAATGTATCGACGTGGCGCGCCGAATGCCCTTTTGCCTGGGCAACGCGCTGAAATACGTGTGGCGCTGCGGACACAAGCACGACGGAACACTTGAAGGAGCGCGCCGCAAAGCCGCCGAAGATGCCGAGAAGGCCATCTGGTATCTCCACGAGTACATCAAAGACGTGCAAAGCGGCGACATGGACGCATACCTCGAAGTATAAACCAACCAAAACAACAGACAAATGCAAATCCTTATTCAACGCCACGCCCTGAAGGCGGGCTACACCATCGGACGAATGGAAGTCAACGGCCGATATTTTTGCGACACGCTCGAAGACACCGACCGCGGTTTGTCGGGAGAGATGTCAGAAGACGAAATCGTCGCCCTCAAGGTGAAGGGTGCGACCGCCATCCCCACCGGCACGTATCGCATCGACATGCAAACACGTTCGCCGCGTTTTGGGCGTGTCCTCCCGCGTCTTGTCAGCGTGAAGGGATACGCGGGCGTACTGATCCACAGCGGCAA